TAGGCGTTCTATGTGTATGAAGAGGATGAGGAAAAGGGAGTGTGGTTGGCTATACAACACACACTCACCCTTCTTAATACATGATTACCACGTTGACCCTGGATCCGGTAAGACGTTTAACAAACTTGAGACTAAGACCCTGGAATCTACGTTTCATGTCTTTATACCAGTCTAAGAAGAACTGATAAGACATCAGTGTAAGAGATCTTGTACGCATGTTACAATGTTTTTTGATGATGGAAGATGTTGGGTATTTCATATATAGCATATTGATAGTTAAGGTTTTATGTAGTAACCTATCATATACATATACACAAAAAAAAGGAACGGTATTAAACCGTTCCTTGTGCGAGCAGAGTGTTCAGGTTCTTCTCCTTCAGGGTAACTTCCATGGCTTTTACCATTTCAGACATTACCTCTGTTCTTGAAGTAGCCCAATAGTTACCTGAGGTACCAACCTCAACGTCAACATTAATCTCTTCCCCAACCTTGCTGTTCCTGAACTGAATCAGTAAGTAAGCATTCTTCTTGTAGGAAAGAATCAGTGGTTTCTTTTCCTTGTCAGCAGATTCTGCTTGGATAGCAATGTTGTTCTTTGCAGTAATTTTAAACTTCTTTAACATAGTAGATTATGGCTGAAGGTTTTGACCCAGGGGGTGCCTCCCGCCAATCCTAAGGGCGGGCAGGTTTGTTGGGTAGTCCACCACATCCTCTACTATCCTCTCCGTCCAGGACCGGGGGGTCACAGCTGAGCCCTAGAACCCGGGGGCTTTCTGTACAGATCTACAACTTTCCTAGGGATCACCAGTGAGCTCTATAATATAGTAGAGATAAGAGAGTATAGTATATATGGTATATACAAGGGGTCACCAGTGAGCCCAAGGAAAACTTAGAGAACTTTCCCCTATCTTTGTAGAAATCCCTAGCATATGACAGACATGCTGATATACACCGACCTGGCCTCCCTGATAGAGCTGTATAAGAACGATGACCTCCCAGCTGATCAAATGGCCTTTCCGTACAGACAACCTTCTGGTACCACTGGCTGGATACACAGAGACGAGATCAAGCGGCAGCTAGTCCTGCAAGGAGCCTATCCCCAGGCCAACACCCAAAAGGGTAAGAAATAACTTTTGGATATATACAGATATTCCCGTATATTTTTATTGTATGAAACACACATCTACAACATGTCCAATTTTCACTTGCTGGTGTCCGGCAGGGGGTTGTATGTGTTGTACAGAATAACAACTTTGTTCTATCTTACAATTTAATACAGCCCCGGGATAACCTCCTGGGGCTTTTCTTTTTACATGTGCATGTACATGGGTGTAGCTCAACTGGTAGAGTGGCGGTCTCCAAAACCGTAGGTTGCAGGTTCGATCCCTGTCACCCGTGCTAATGAACGATTGTAAGTCTAGTCTGGTCTTGGAGGCCAAGTAGTTTGCAAAACTATTGGAGCGGGATCGTAACCTGCACTAGACTCTAAAAGATGATATGTGTCACTATTTAAAAAGGTTACTTCTTGGTAACTTAGTAACAGTCTATTTTTTTTAAGTGAACGCATGTAGCGTACAGTTGTTAGAGAAGTTCTGATATTTGCACACCTTAAAAAATAAACGATTGTAATGCTTAGCAATTTCCTTTTAAATAGCAGCAATGAGCTATGGGGTAAGAAGTGGAGAAAGACGATCATGTGGAGTTTAAAAGAAAAACCTTTAAGATTTTCAGAGCTTAAACGTAATATGACTGATTGCTCTGTAAAGATGCTTTCTGAAGCCCTGGATGATATGGAAAATGACGGACTTCTCATCCGCAAACAGTACGATGGTATTCCCGTAAAAGTAACTTACGAGCTTACTGAAGATGTACAGGAAATTGTAGACAACATGGAAAGCTACATAAACCTGCTTTCCAAGTTTTTTTATAAACACAGGGTCAGATATGATGTTCCAGCAAACATTGTAGAACAGTTGGAAAAAGACCTACTTTCCAACAAGTAACTTACTCACCTCTCTATTTATTTCTCCAGCAGCTTTACACTAAATCGTAAAAGCACTCCGTTAGTTCCTGCCTGGTTGTTCACATTAGGTGCATAACTCTATAGAGCTTTTTAAGTTCTACAATATAAATTTGTAGAGTTTAAACTTATTAAGTATATTATAGTGTAACCTAATCCCTATGGAGAACAATCAGGAACAATTATCACACTACAGAGAAACCACCGATAAGTACGGTAGGAAAGTCATGGTACCCGTTGTCGACGTCAGAGATGGCATGGCAGAGCGAGCTCTGGCTATGCAGATCCTGAAAGCAGCCAACAAATCCAAGTACATGACTTACAACCGCTATCATGTTTCTGTGAGAAACCAAAACGGCGTGTCTATATGAAAAATATAATACACCGTTGTAAGATCCACTGTCATACGATTGACCCGGGTCATGCTGACCTGATGGGAGTTGATGATGTAGGAAAATGGATGCCTTTTGCCTTCCACATGGATATTGTGGTGGCCATCAAATTGTCTACAGATGAGGAAGATTTGCTGCCTTTTGGCTGCACAACCGTTTTCACGGAGAACGGGGACACCTACATCATCGATACCCCGTATGAAAAGTTTGAGCGGATTTTTTTCAAACACCATGAAGAGGAAGATACAGCTTCCCCTAACAGGGAACCTAGTTTATAAACCCATAACCCAATCCCTATGTCTGAAGACAAAAACCCACAAGAGGAGCAGAAAGCTCCCCCCACTAAGGAAGAAGTAATTGCTTTTTTCCAGGAACAAATTGATGTAAAGAAAGTGCAGCTAGACCTGCAGGACCTTAACACCAAGCTGGCTGTTGCCAGGGCGGAAGAACTTAAAGCCCTGTCCTTTATTGCACAACTGACCAACCCCCAACCCCAGGGTGGTGAGTATGAAGGCGGTGTTCCCCACACGCTGACAGAAGAAGACCTGGAGCTCAACCCTGAGCTCAAGGAGCAAGGCCTAAAAGCCGGTGATGAGGTGTTGATTCCCTCTCCGGAAAAGCCTAAAGACAAGCGGTCTTTAAAGAAGAAATAAAAGATGAACACCCTGTACAAACTTAAGGACTACAAGGAAACCTTCAAGTTTGAACGAGAGCATCCCAAGCCCCTACGCTGGGATGACAAGTACAAACTATGGATGCTGGAGCAGAATGACAAGTGCCAGGGCATCTGGCTCAGGGATAAAACCCACGGGCTTGTAGGAGAGATTATTCTGAGCTGGGAAAGTGATAATGTCCTGCATGGAGAAAGCATCACGGTAATGCCTGAGTTTAGAAGACAGGGACTGGCCACCAAACTGGTGCAGCTTTCACTGGATTACGCAGAGCATATGGGATATGAGTGGTTTACCGGTGAGGCAAGAAAAGGTAGTTCCTGGAATGTGTTTGAGAACCTGGGAGCAGTGCCGGTCCTGATGCATAAGAACTGGAATGGTACAGGAGAAGATTATATGAGTTTTAAAATGGAAATCTAACAATGGCAATAGTAAACCAGGTAGATAAACGTGTGAAGATGTCACGCTGGGACATAGTGAAGTACCAGCTGATGACCCACTGCTATCTTACCAAAATACAGGTGAGTGAAAATGACCTGGAGTGTCTTACGCTTCTTGCCATCAATGGGGAACAGGAGCTTACGAGTTTCTGCAACATAGCCCATGATGAGAAGATCTTTTCGTCTACACAAAGTGTACGCAACTGCCTGACAAAAGCAGAGAAGAAAAACCTGATCAAGAAAGAAGGCAAGAACAAGAAGAAGATATATATCAATCCTGAACTAAAGGTGCATGCCAGGGGTAACATCCTGCTTGACTTTAAATTCTTAAGTGTTGAAACCAATCAAGGCTAAGACATTTATTCCAGAGGTTGCTAAACAGACAGGGCTTGACGAGGAAACCACGACAGCCATCATCAACTACTACTGGCAGGAGGTGAGAAAATCTCTTTCTGGTTTAAAGCACTCCCGGGTGCACGTGAGTAACCTGGGTGATTTTGTGATCAAGCACTGGAAGCTGGATGAAAAGATCACCAAGCTAGAACGCTTTGAGGAATATAACCGGCAAAAAGGCTTGCAGCAGATGACGGCCAGGTTTAAAACTGCAGAAACGCTGTTTGACCTGAAGTCTCTGAAGTCTATTATGGACCAGGAAAAACAAAGGGCTGAGTTTATCAAGCATCATAAAAAAACGCTGAATGATACTAAACAGCATTATACAGATCTGGAAACACAAGGGTCAGATCTTGGAGGGAGTGAAGAATAACATCTTCAAAAAAGAAGATGTTGAACAGATTGCTTCCTATAGAATGGACATCTGTACCAATTGTCCAATATATGATGCATCTGGTGAAGGATGTATGGTGCCGGGAACACAACCCTGCTGCAACCAGGACAAAGGCGGATGCGGATGCTCTCTGAATTTTAAGACACGGTCTTTGTCTTCATCATGCCCCATGGGCCGCTGGGATGCAGAGCTCAATGTAGAAGAGGAAGATGCACTAAAACAAAAACTAGGACTCTAAGCATATGGCTATTCAATCTCATGGTGATAGTGTAAGACTGGAGGTTGTCCACTCTGTGTACAAGACCAAGGTGCACTATGAGAAAATGGAAGGCGGTGATCTTTTTCCAGCACAAAAAGATATACTGGTCAAGCAGATAAAAGTAAAGAAGTGGTTTAAGAAAGAAGCCATCACCAGTGTGGAAGAATACGTCACTGTAAAAAATACCATTGCTAAAAACAGGAGTATAGTGTTTGATAAATACTCAGGTAAGTTCTATGCTACGTTTCATGGAGCTCAGGAGGTAATCAACACCATAGAGCCCCAATCCTACAAAAATCAAATTGGCTTTACCTATGATACTAAGATTTACCCCGCAGGATCACAAATACACCAGCATAAAAAAAGAAGATGAGAAAGACTGGATCTCTGTAACCAGTTTTATTGGAAACTTCAAGCAGCCTTTTGAAGCAGATCTTATAGCAGAAAAATCATCTCGTAGTAAAAAGAGCAAGTGGTTTGGGATGAGTCCCTCAGAAATAAAAGACGCCTGGAAAGCAGAAGCCAACCGTGCCACTACCCTGGGCACTTGGTACCACAACTGCCGGGAAAGAGACTTGTGTGAACTGGAAACAATAGAACGTTCAGGTGTAACGGTTCCTATTGTAAAGCCTATTGAGTTAGAAGGCATCAAATACTCCCCTGATCAGAAGCTTTTGGACGGAGTATACCCAGAACACATGGTATATCTAAAATCTGCCGGTTTGTGTGGCCAGTCTGATCTGGTCGAAGTAGTAGACGGACAGGTAAATATCACCGACTACAAGACAAACAAGGAAATCAAGGTGGAAGGTTTTACCAACTGGGAAGGAATCACGACCAAGATGATGCCACCGGTTGCCCATCTGGATGATTGTAACCTGAATCATTACACGCTGCAGCTTAGCATGTACTTGTATATTATTTTAAAGCATAACCCCAAGCTCAAACCGGGACTGCTCACTATACACCACATTCTGTTTGAAGAAGTGGGCAAAGACAAGTTTGGTAACCCCATTACAGCCCTTGACTCCAACGGGGATCCCATTGTAAAAGACATTGTACAGTATGACCTGCCTTATATGAAGCCAGAGGTTATGTCCTTACTACACTGGCTTGAAGATAACCGACACAAAATAAAAGCAAAACACTGATGAAAGAACCCAATCGTGTGCGTAAGAATGATATCAAGTTTGGTGTACAGCTTAATGATGAACAGAAGGAAGCCAAACAATTGATTAGGGAAAACCAGGTGGTGGTGATTACAGGACGGGCAGGATGCGGAAAGAGTTTGGTGAGTGCACAGGCAGGTCTGGACTTTCTGTTTCAAAAACAGATCAGCCAGATCCTGGTGACAAGAGCCACCATAGAAGTGGGCAATAGCCTGGGACTCTTGCCGGGTTCACTGGATGATAAATTCAATCCCTACCTGGAAGCCTTTATTGAAAACATTGGTAAGTGCATAGACAAGGTGAAGGTGGAGGAACTGATCAGCTCTAAGAAGGTAGTAGCCATGCCCGTGCAGTTTATACGTGGTAAAACCATTGATGACGTGCTGATTGTAGAAGAAGCTCAAAACCTGAACAAGGCACAGATGCTGGCCATCCTTACAAGGCTTGGTAAAACCGGAAAGATCATTATCAACGGGGACAACGAGCAGAAGGACATCAAGGATGAGTATAACGGCCTGAGCTATGCGATAGAGCTGAGTAAAAAGATCCAGGAGATTAAGTGGATCAAGCTAAAAGAAAACCACCGGTCTGACCTTGTAGGAAAGATTTTAGAATACGAGTATAAATGAAAGTAGTATTTGATCATGTAAACGGATTTGGTAAGGTGAGTGACCAGGATTTTATCTACTCCCAACCACATGGTGTGCTGGAGGAGGGTGAAAATCCTGCTGATGCACTAGCTCAAGGCTGGATACCATGGGACGGAGATTGGTACAACCTGAGATCTGTAAGGATCAACCTTGATCACTACAAGCCTCATGAGACAACCAAGAGGATAGGAAAAAAAATTAAGACCGTTTACGCTCTTTTTGAAGACACACCGGAATACAGAGAGATCTACCAGAAGTACCTGGACTATCATGGGTACGAAAGAACGATCACCTGGGAACAGCTCTTTACCGGCAACGTGTTGCTCTATCACTACGAGGGAAAACTGATTGGTTACTCTTTGGTGGAAGTATATGGAGACTCAATGGTAGCAACACAGTTTGTGTGGGACTATGAAGAGCCCAAGTTATCTCTCGGTAGAGTGGCACAGATGCAAGAGTGTTACCTGGCAAAAGAAATGGGGCTTAAATATGTGTACATCCTGGGTGGTTATGAAGAGTGCTGTATGTATAAAGCAGACTTCTACGGCTTTGAGTTTTGGACGGGTATAAACTGGCTTGATGACAAGAAGCTGTTCAAAGAATTATGTAAACGTGACGAATCTGCTACAGTACGCTATGATGATATATGAACCTAATAACCGCGTAGAAGTCACTACACCCAAGGGAGACGGAATCATTTGGTTGGTTACGGATTATGGTCATGAGACAGACACTGTGTACACAATCATCATCAATGACACCGGTGAGTTATGGCAGTTTACACATAAGGACATAAGGGCTAGAGAAAACATAACATTTAGAAGGATATGATAAGACTCTTTGATATACAGAATGGAAAAGTGGTACCGAGTGAGCATTGCTACACGCTGAAGTTTCTAAAGGACATTATGGACGAGTATGGAGATGAGTCTACTAAGATTTATTCCTACCTGTTTTACATGAGCTGTCCCAACCCGGATCTTAATCCATTTTTTGATGTACCAGAAGCCGATAAAGAAGAAATCATTCTTCAGGAAGTTGATGCTGACTTTTCTACTGATGACGATCTTATTACGCATGCTCTTAAGCTGTGTAAGAAGATGTATGAAACTCCAACCTACAGAGCGTATGCTGGAATTAAGAGCATGCTGGACCGCCTTGCTAAATATATGGAGACCACAGAGATTGAACATGGCAGAGACGGTAACATTACAGCACTCGTTAACGCCGCGGCAAAGTTTGAGGCAATCCGCCAGAGCTTTAAAGGCACACTACGTGATCTCGAAGAGGAACAACAATCACAAGTGAGAGGTGGACAGAACCTGGCTTATGATCAATAATGTAAGGTGGTGGAACCGGCAGACACGCCACCCTGTCTCGGTGGTGCTCTCTTAGCGGTTTCTGAACCACGGGGAGCTTGGACGTTCGACTCGTCCCCTTACAGCCAAAGCGGACAAAACGTGCAGTAGCCGCAGGGATGATATCTCCCACTGCACTCTATTGTGACTTTAACCTTTAAATAAAAAAACATGAAAAAGTTTTTGGCATTTCTTTTAGTTAGCGTCTTGTTTGCATGCAACACCAAGCCTGATGACACTATCCATAACCAGAAATCAGAACCAGGTGGATGGGCAATGGACGGCAGCTCAGACAAACCTGTACAGCAGTATGAAATTTACTATCAGATTTCTCCTACCTGGGGACAAGCTGTTGCATGGGCTGATCAGCGTGCAGATCGTATACTCACCGTAAGTCTTGCTATTATTTGTTTGGCACTGTTTATTGGTTTGATCATTGGGAAAGCTACTTATGCTAGCTGGTTTCCCAGGTATTTAGATGAAAAAGTATTGATCTATAACGCACTGCTTTTTATCACACTTTCTGCAAGTGCATATTTTTACATAGGTGACGCCAGTGGGGTTAAGTGGAACAACGACAAGTGGGTGTCTAAAGAAGTTTATGATAAGGCTATTAAAGAAGCGGGATCTACCAAGCCTATCTGGGACAGCCTGCAAAACAACTGCCTTATTGTTGACGGTCCATATAACTGCTATAAAAAGTAATCATGAAAACGAACGACGTATACACTGACTATGAAGGCTTTGGTTACTTTCCTGATCAGCAGCATGAAGAGACTAGTCAAACAAAAGACCCGGACACAAGTCTTTATCATTTTGTGTTTCACTATAATGCTTTCAGTGGTCTTTGGTCTGCTATTCCTCGTGATGTGTATCAGCAGTATTGGAATGAGCCTGATATACCTGGTGTCATCCGTTCTAGTTCTATTCAGACACTTACGGAGATTATTTACAAAACCAACGGCAACCTTGAGTTGATAGAGAAACTACTTAAGTGATTTACAAAGAAGTCCCCACCTATGAAAACGGTCAGTGGACCGTCACTACTTTCTATACCCGGGAGGAATTCCGGGACTTTGTGCAGGGGTTATTCAAGGAACCTGGGCAGTATCATTTTGATGGGAGCAGCAAGATGTTCAATGCTGAAGGAAGAAAGTTCCAGCAGCAGGGATTCTATTGTGCTGCTCCTGTCAAGACTAAGGACTTTATCAACTACTGGGATGACCAGAAGAATAAATGTCGTAACGGTGTCATTGTAAAAAATAACGGTAACACCTGGTACGTCACCAGGGATTATTACATGTGGCTGAACTTCCTGCCTATTTACGACAAGGAAGAAAAACGTTTTGATTTTGCCAAGGTAAGGGACGCCCAGTACCACATGGCTCTGTACGAGCATCTGGCTGAACTGCATTACAAACATGCCGTCATCCTAAAGAAACGTCAGATAGCCTCTTCGTATTTCCACATGGCCAAGCTGATCAATACCTATTGGTTTGAAGCTGGTGCCGTACTGAAGATAGGAGCCAGTCTGAAAGACTACATCAACGAAAAAGGCTCCTGGAAGTTCCTGAACGAGTACAGAAACTTCTTGAACGAACATACTGCGTGGTACAGACCTTCTGATCCGGACAAGACATTTGCCTGGGAACAGAAAATCAAAGTGAGGATCAATGGTCGTGATACGTACAGGGGTCTTAAAAGCACCATAGCAGGATACTCGTTTGAGAAAGATCCTACTAACGGTGTCGGTGGACCGGTTACCTACTTCTTCCACGAGGAAGGTGGTATTGCCCCCAAGATGAACGACACCTACGGGTTCATCAAGCCGGCCCTAAAATCTGGTCACATCATCACGGGCCAGTTTATAGCAGCAGGATCCGTGGGTGACCTCGACCAGTGCGAGCCCATGAAGGAATATGTCCTACATCCGGAAGAAAACGGATTCTACGGGGTGGAGTCTAATTTAATAGACAAGGATGGTACCATTGGCCTTACCGGTCTGTTTATACCGGAACAATGGAGCATGCCTCCCTACATAGATGAGTGGGGTAATTCCAAGGTGGAAGAAGCCCTAGCTGCCCTTGACGCCCAGTTTGAAAAAGCTAAGCGTGACCTGGCTCCAGAAGCTTACCAGCTTGAAGTATCTCAGCATCCCAGAAACATAGAAGAAGCTTTTGCCACTAGGAAGGTGAGCGTGTTTCCGCCACACTTGGTCAGTAAACAGCTTCAGCGTATTTCGGACAAAGAATATCCGGTAGAATACCTAGAATTAAGTAGAAATGCTGAGGGAAAGATCGTAGATAAACCCAGCCGGAAGATTCCTATCATGGAGTTTCCCATCTCCAAGAAGACAGAAGACAAGGAAGGGGTGATTTGTGTCTACGAACGTCCTATAAAAGATGCTCCGTTTGGTATGTACTACGGATCTGTTGACCCCGTAGGAGAGGGTAAGACCACAACCTCAGACTCTTTGTGTGCCATCTATATCTACAAAAATCCGGTGGAGGTAATTAAAGACCACGGAGAAGGTAAGGTGGAAAACAGTATAGAACGGGATAAGATCGTGGCATCTTGGTGCGGACGTTTTGATGATATCAACAAAACGCACGAACGCCTGGAGCTGCTTATAGAATGGTACAATGCCTGGACCGTCGTGGAAAACAACGTGGCTTTGTTTATACAGTACATGATCTCCAAAAAGAAACAACGCTACCTAGTACCCAAGGACATGATCCTGTTCTTAAAAGACATTGGGGCCAACCGAAATGTGTTCCAGGAATATGGCTGGAAGAACGTGGGCACCATCTTTAAGGGTAATCTCTTATCCTACGGGATTGAGTTTCTCAAAGAAGAGCTTGACCATGAGACCAAATCAGATGGAGAGATCGTCCGCACCACCTATGGCGTGGAACGCATACCCGATCCCATGCTGCTTAAAGAGATGCAGGCCTACCAGGACGGAGTGAACGTGGACCGTCTTGTAGCTTTCTGTGCCCTGATTGCTTTTGCCAAAGTGCAGCAATCCAATAGAGGTTACAGTAAACGTGTAGAAGTTACAGATAAAAAGTTGGATAACTCCCGGAAATTTAGTAAATTAAATTGGGGACCTTTCAGACACATGGGGTCCTCTAAAGGTAGTTCTACAGGTATGCAAGCCCCCAGAAATCCCTTTAAAAACCTCAGATAACACTATGGAAACTCCTACTCTGCACACCCAGAAAGTGGCTATTCTAAGCCGTCTTATAAAGGAAACCTCTCTCACGCTGGAAGAAGCCCTGCTGCTTTTAAAGGAAGAAGAGGTGGAAGAAACCCCTGTTACCGTAGCTCCTTCCTGGACACCCGGAACAGCCTCTCCCTGGATTCAACCTTACACTGGTAGTGGAACCTTCCCTTTGGTGGGTACAGTGACCACATCTGGAAGTCTTACATTAAGTAACGGTAATTCTACTACCAGTACAGCTTATCACAACAACCCCAGCACACCAACGGCTGACTTAAATACTTAAAGATCATGCAGATATATAATGCCCTTGACCTGAAAGCCGGGAAAAAGGTAGAGTACAATAAGATGGGTACTCTCACGCAACCCATTCAATTCTTACCTAGTAAGGAGAAGGATGATGAGTGGCGTGCCTGGAACCTGGACTGGTTAGAGTGGCAGGGTATGAAACAACTGCGTCGTAATGCCCGCAGGTTGATGAAAAACTACAAGCTGGCCAAGGGTATTATTGATAAAGCAGACTACATTGTAGAAGAGAATAATGAGATGGCCGATCTGATTGATACACTTACCAAAGAAGATCAATCAGCCCTGGAACTAAAATTTTATCCCATTATTCCCAACGTAATCAACGTTTTGTGTAATGAGTTTTCCCAGCGTGTTTCTAAGATTATGTTCCGTGCAGTTGATGATTTGTCTTACAACGAAATGTTGGATGCAAAACGTGCTGCCATAGAGCAGGTGCTTTTACAGCAAGCTCAACAGAAGATGATGTTCCAAATGATGGAACAAGGTATGGATCCTGAATCAGAAGAAGCTCAGCAAGCTATGGCTCCTGAAGCTCTGAAATCCCTTCCTGAAATTGAGCAGTTTTTTAAGAAAGACTACCGTTCCATGATCGAGGAATGGGCTGCCCACCAAAAACGGGTGGATGTGCTTCAGATATTATTGACAAGTATGGTTGGATGATGACCCAAGAACAATTGGAGTCTATTGAAACCATTTATCCTGTGCGTTCTGCCGGCTATGCCGTGCAGGGTTACCAAAATGACGGATCCTACTATGATCCTACTCGTTCCCATGAGTGGAACACTAAGATGCCAAGCCTTGCTTATCGTCAGTTTACCTCTCTTTACGATACCCAATTTGGCACAGGTGATATTGTAGAATGGATCTTGTCAGATTCAGAAGATACTATTGACTTTGGTAAACAACACCTGCTTAGGGTGACAACCTGCTACTGGAAAAGCCAGCGTAAAGTGGGTCACTTAACTAAGATTACAGATGAGGGTGAATTAATCCAGGAGATCATCTCAGAAGATTACAAGGTGACCGACAAACCGGTTTACAACACTACACTGTACAAACAGAAATCCAAAGACAACCTGATCTTTGGTGAACATATTGACTGGATCTGGATCAACGAAACCTGGGGTGGCGTAAAGATCGGACCTAACCGCCCTGCTTTCTGGGGACAAAACAATCCTGGAGGCGTCAATCCAATCTATCTCGGACTTAATGGTGGTAAACCAGGAATCATTCCGTTCCAGTTTAAAGGAGACTCAACACTTTATGGTTGCAAACTTCCGGTGGAAGGTTCTGTATTTGGTGATCGTAACACCCGCAGTATTTCATTGGTAGACCTGATGAAGCCATACCAGATAGGCTATAACATCGTAAACAATCAGATTGCTGACATTCTCGTAGATGAGCTTGGTACAGTGATCCTGCTGGACCAGAACGCTTTACCACGTCACTCCATGGGAGAAGACTGGGGTAAAAATAATCTGGCCAATGCCTATGTGGCTATGAAAAACTTCCAGATGCTGCCACTGGATACCACCATTACCAATACGGAGAACGCCCTGAGCTTCCAGCATTACCAGGTGCTTAATCTTGAGCAGACCAATCGTTTGCTTTCCCGTATACAACTGGCTACCTATTTTAAGAACCAGGCATTTGAAGTGATTGGTCTGAATCCCCAGCGTATGGGCCAACAGCTTGGCGTACAGGACAGTGCTAAAGGTTTGGAGATGGCCCAGTCAGCATCTTATGCTCAAACCGAGCATTTGTTTATACAGCACTCTGATTACCTGATGCCTCGCGTGCATCAGATGCGTACAGACCTGGCTCAGTTTTACCATTCCCGCAGACCCTCACTTAGGCTTCAGTATATCACCTCTACAGATGAAAAGGTAAACTTCCAGATCAACGGTACAGATTTGTTACTGCGTGATCTTAATGTATTCTGTACTACTAAGGTGAACTCCCGTGCCATTATGGAACAAATGAAACAGCTGGCTTTGAACAACAACACTACTGGTGCTTCCATATTTGACCTGGGTAATATCATAAAGGCAGACTCTATTGCTGAGATTTCTCATGTACTCAAATCTGCAGAAGAGAAAGTACAGGCTCAAAAGCAATCTGAGTTCCAACAGCAGCAGCAAATGCAGCAGGAACAACTGGCTTCTATGGAAAAACAAAAGCAGATGGATCTGCAGTTCAGGGCAGATGAGGCAGAAAAAGATCGCCAGAAAGATATTACAGTGGCTGAGATTCGTGCTGCAGGTTATGGTTCCGTAGTGGATATTGACCAGAACCAGCAGTCTGACTTCCAGGATGCTCTCAAAGACATTCGCCAGACGGAGCAGTACCAGCAGACTATGAACTTTAAACGGGAGCAGGAAGTTAACAAGACTGCCATTAACCAGCAGAAGCTTAGCCTTGACCGGGAAAAGATGCAAGCTCAAAAAGAGATTGCTGATAAACAGCTGGAAATTGCCCGGGAGAACAAGAATAAGTATGACGTACAGAAAAATAACAAAAAATCCAAGTAAGACATTCTGGTTATAGCTCTATTATCCACTATTCAGCTCCTCAAGTTCTACACAAAGTAAATTCGTAAGGTTTAAAGTTGTATATTTTTATTGTAGAAGTACAATATAAAAACCAAACGTAATCTATGGAAAACCAAACATCTGTACAGACTTCTGTACAACAAGTAGATCTTGATATAGACAGCTGGTTAGGAGCCCCCGGTGCAGACAGTATTGTTACTCCGGACAAACCTGCTGAGACCAAACCCAACATCTTTTCTGCAAAAGGTCCGGATCTTTCTTTCCTGGATAAGGAAGAAGATGATGAGGAAAAGAAAGATGATGAAGCCAATCCTAATGATGATTCTAAAGGGCAGGTTTCTCGTGAAACAGTGGATGACATTGTAAACGACCTGGATGATGA